TGGGACTTACTGCTAGACCTTGGTAGAGAGGTTATTCAGTCTTCCCATGTAAACAACCTAGACATTACCCTGATAAACGGGGCTAGGATATACGTTCGTGGTGCGGATAGACCTGATACCCTTCGTGGCGTTAGTCTGACCTATGCCGTTCTCGATGAGGTTGCCGACATTAAGCCTGAAGCATGGGAACAGGTCATTCGAGCAAGTTTGTCTGATAAAAGGGGCAGAGCACTCTTTATTGGCACTCCAAAGGGCAGAAATTGGTTCTACGATACCTTTAAGTTGGGCGAATCAGAAGATGATCCTGATTGGAAGAGTTGGCACTTCACCACTGCTGATAACCCCTTGATTGACCAAGCAGAGATAGATTCTGCTAAAAAAACCCTGAGTTCCTTTGCTTTCAAGCAAGAATACATGGCTTCTTTCACCAATGCGGGTTCTGACATCTTCAAGGAAGAATGGATTAAATACGGGGTAGAGCCTGATTATGGAAGCTACTTTATCGCTGTTGACCTTGCGGGGTTCGAGGAAGTTGCCAAACAAGCCGCAAACTCTAAGAAGCGTCTGGACGAATCTGCTATCTCAATCGTTAAGGTGACAGACGATGGGAAGTGGTTTGTTAAGAAGATTGAACACGGCAGATGGGACATCCGAGAGACTGCTGCCAAGATTCTGATGGCTATTCGGGACTACCGCCCTTTAAGTGTAGGGATAGAGAGGGGGGCGTTAAAGAACGCTGTTTTGCCCTATCTTTCGGACTTGATGCGAAAGAACAACACCTTTGCTCACATCGTAGATTTGACCCATGGGAATAGAAAAAAAGCAGACAGGATAATCTGGGCTTTACAAGGTAGGTTCGAGCATGGCAGAATTGTGTTAAATTCGGAAGAAGATTGGGATGAGTTTGTAGACCAGTTAATCCTGTTCCCTGCTCAAGGAGTCCATGATGACTTACCTGACTCCCTCAGTTACATTGACCAACTGGCTGTTACATCTTACATGGAAGAAGATGATAGCGAGGATTGGCAACCAGTAGATATTATTTCAGGTGTTTAATCAAGGAGAAAACAATGCCAAGTCCCTACAAACGCAGTAGTTCTGGTTATTCTGAAGCTGATGAAGCAGGTGCAAAACGCTATGGCGAATTGACTCGCATTCAAATTCAAGACCTAGCTAATCGTCAAGCTGCTGGCGAAAAGAATATCATAATTTCTAAAGAGCAAGACCCTGCACTTGGTTATCGTAGACGAGCAGAAGCAAACTATAAAGAAAACCTGACTACTTCTGAGGGTCGTGAATATAATCGAAAAAACATGGATTTTGCTCAAGGCGAAGTTAATAGAGTTTTTCAAGAAAATAGTCGTGCCCAATATGAGAATGAGAGACAAGCTGGCGATCCAAATGCTTTAAAGCTGTCTTTTGCTGAGTGGAAAAAACTTTAAAGGTCTATCATGGAATTCCAAGAACCTAGCGACTCAGACAAAGAACTTACCGCCTTTGTTGTCAACCATTGTGATCGATGGAGGGACTACCGAGACACCAACTTCTTGACTGATTGGCTAGAGTACGAGCGCATCTTCAATGGTGAGTGGGATGTCCAAGACAAAACCCGTGAGTCCGAGCGTTCAAGAATCGTTACTCCCGCTACCCAACAAGCCGTAGAGACACGCCATGCCGAAATCATGGAAGCCATCTTTGGTCAAGGTGAATTTTTTGACATTCAAGACGATATTCGTGATGTCAATGGTAGCCCGCTAGATGTTGCTGCTATCAAAGCACAACTCATGGAAGACTTCAAAGTCGATAAGATTCGCAAGTCTATTGACCAAATTGAACTACTTGCTGAACTCTATGGTACGGGTATCGGTGAGATTGTTGTCAAAACAGAGAAAGTCTTTGTTCCCGCTACTCAAGCAATACCTGGTCAAGTTGGACAAGCAGCTATCGGAGTCGTAGAACAAGACCGCATTGCAGTCAAGATTGTTCCTGTTAACCCCCGTAACTTCTTGTTTGACCCCAATGGAACATCTATTGATGACTGTATGGGTGTGGCTATCGAGAAGTATGTCTCTATCCACAAGGTCGTAAAAGGTCAAGAAGAAGGCATCTACCGCAAGGTAAAGGTCGGTACTGACTCGATGGATACAGACTTAGAGCCTACCCAAGAGATTACTCAATACGAAGACGATAAAGTTAAACTTTTGACTTACTATGGTTTAGTTCCTAGAGAGTATCTTGAAGAACTAGAAGAAGATGGTGCTGAGGTAGAAGACCTGTTCCCTGAAGACTCTCTACAAGATGAGTATTCCGATCTGGTTGAGGCTATCGTAGTAATCGCCAATGATGGTGTTCTTCTGAAGGCAGAAAAGAACCCATACATGATGAAGGATCGCCCAATCCTTGCTTATCAGGATGATACAGTTCCTAATCGCTTGTTGGGTCGTGGTACTGTTGAGAAGGCTTACAACTCACAAAAAGCTATAGATGCCCAAGTTCGTTCACACTTAGATTCACTAGCTCTCACAACTAGCCCAATGATGGCTATGGATGCTACTCGTTTGCCTCGTGGTGCTAAGTTTGAAGTGAAGCCAGGCAAGGCTATCCTGACAAACGGCAATCCCAATGAGATTCTGTTCCCGTTCAAGTTCGGCAATACTGATGGTTCTAACCTGACAACTGCCAAAGAGTTTGAGCGTATGCTTTTGATGGCAACAGGCACTCTAGACTCTCAGGGAATGGTTACGGCTGTCTCTAGAGATGCGGGTCAGGGCGGTATTTCGATGGCTACTGCCTCGATTATCAAGAAATACAAGCGTACATTGGTGAACTTCCAAGAGGATTTCATGATCCCCTTCATCACCAAAGCCGCTTACCGCTATATGCAGTTCGATCCAGAGCGTTACCCTACTGTGGACATGAAGTTCATTCCTACGGCAGCACTCGGTATTATTGCTAGAGAGCATGAGCAACAACAGTTCATTGCGCTACTCCAGACTCTTGGCCCTAATACACCTGTTTTGCCTATCATTTTGAAGGGAATCATGGCTAATTCTTCTCTGTCAAACAGATTTGAATTGATCGAGATGCTAGACAAGATGGCTACGGCTGATCCACAGGCTCAACAAGCGGCTCAGATGCAACAACAATTGGCTATGCAACTGGCTCAGGCTCAGATTGCTGTCCAAACTACGCAAGCAGAGCAGAACAAGGCTGAAGCGCAAAAGTTATTGACTGAAGCGCAATTGATGCCTATTGAACTCCAAGCTAAGAGCATGGCAGCTAACACCAAGAACCTACCTACTGACGATGCTTTGGCTTCAAAAGAGTTTGATAAGCGTGTCAAAGTTGCTGAATTGATGCTTAAAGAAGCTGATATTCAGAACAAGGCTAAGATTGTTGAAAAGCAGATGACTAGACAATGAATCCAGAACTTCAGAAGTACTACGAAGAGAGATTTTCCATGATGTCCACTGAAGGGTGGGTAGATTTAATGGAAGATGTTGACAAAATGATAGAGCCTTTAAATAATATCTCAACAATTGCAGACGAAAAAAGTTTACAATTCAGAAAAGGCGAGTTATCTATACTTATTTGGCTGAAAAACTTGAAACAAGTCAGCGAAAGAGCATTTGAGGACTTAAATGAGAAGAATGTATGAATTTGCCTGTATAAACGGGCATAAGACAGAGAGATTTGTTGATTATGAGACAACAAGTCTTGTGTGTGATTGTGGTGAGGAGACTCATCGCATTTTATCTGCGCCAGCTTTTAAGCTAGAAGGGTGGTCTGGAGCGTTTCCATCATCGCATGGGAAGTTCGAGAAAAGTCACTTAGATAGATTAAAGGCCGAGCAGAAACTCAACTCATAAGCAATTATGCCGAGTTGAATCTCCTACAACCGATTGACGGCAGGAAAAGGAAATAAGTATGTTGATTGATGATGAAAAAGAAGAGTTTGGCGAGTTAGAGATTGAACAACAGAAGATCGAGCAAAAGGCTGAACTTCCTGAGAAATACAGGGATAAAAGTTTAGACGAGATTGTGAAGATGCACCAAGAGGCTGAAAAGCTAATTGGAAAGCAAGCACAGGAAGTAGGCGAGGTCAGAAAGTTAGCCGATGAACTTATCAA